AAGCACAAACTTAGTATATGGTGCGATACGCTCATCATGTCCAACTTCCCAACCGTTAGGGATGCTTTTGAGATAAACAGAGCGATGTAACGCCCCGTCTTTGGTGTGGGTGTCGGCTTGATGCTCAACATAATCATGCACCGCTTGCGCTGTTTTGGCGATGATGCCCCTCTGTACCGCTTGATCTAGCTTGGCAAAGGCTTCTTTTACCCGCTTATCACCTGTTAGGTTGATACCGCTCATGGTGCAATACCTGCATTGCCTTGTGGTGCAACCTCAAAACTCGCCTCGTCAATCTGTGCCAACACTTGGTCAAGCTCAACCTGATCTAGTCCTGCTAAATCAATCCGTGCAATGGCTTTAAGTTTGGCTTGCTGATAAGCAGGCGGTGCGGATACCGCTTGCAAGTTGGTGAGCATGGCAATATCAGACTCAATATCCGTTAGGTTGTAATCGCTGGCATATTGAACGATGAAGTTAGGTTGCATTCCTAACCACAAGCAAGCAAGGTTGAGCAGTTGGCGTTCCCCATCTTCACACTTGCGAGCCAATCGAGACAAGGCAGAATTTAGGTCTTGAAATCGGTAACGCTTGGCAACCCCACTTTCAGTACCATCAAACACCACGTTGTAGGCGATGTTATCAATATCTTCTTTTAGGCGTTGGATGTGTGTCTCGATGGTTTCCGCTGGGCTTGCATCGGGTGCGACAAAAGCAGGGCGTTCGCCTTGATAGGTGAGCATATTGTTTGTGCCGAGACTTTCAACAGCGGCGGCGGTTTCGGAATCAATGATGTCTCTTTGAATGTCCGTTTCAGCAATGGGAATCTGATAGGTTAAGATGCTGAATGTCTGGTTGCGTAAGATGTCGTTTTTCTCAGACTCCTTGTTCATGATGGCAACGCTGATCTCAGCAATCTGATAGAACTCACCCACACAAGGGAAATCCCCGTGTTCGGTAATCGCCACGACTGGACACAATCCCCCTAGGTTATAGTCGCCCTGAGCCAACACCTTGTCTCCATCTTTTACCGTCCAACCCTCTGTGGTGTAGGTTCTGGTGACAGACTTGTCTTTTCCCTCTACCAGTTGCGTTGTATTAAATGAAAGGCTGGTTAGCTTGCCGTTGACCCCTAGCACATAATCGGTAATGGTCTCTGGCAGGATTGGCACGAAATAAGGTGATTTTCTGAGGGATTCGTTCATATCGGCAGGCATATCAACTAACACAAGCATTGTTCCACGAGCTTTTAACTCTACTACTAGACTGCTCATAAACACGCTGATGCTATTGCCTTTTAGGTCGCAGTCATCGATCAATTCATCGAGCAAGGGGTGATTAACCTCTCTCAATACTTGTTTGGTCGAGAGATAGCCAGCAATACGCATGCACTTTTCACGCATGAAATTACGGTAAAAAGACAGGGTTTTACGCTGACTGTACCGCTCATCGGTTTCTCGTGGGAATTTGACAAGCGCAGATTTATCGCTAAACTTTCCTGTCCCATTCAGCGCATCGGCTGACAATTGCCATTGGGTAATTTGTGTCGGGATCATAAAACCTCCTCGTTTTTTTCATTCTATTTCACCGTTTCTCAATTCTTGGGGAAGAATCTGAAAATATACCCATTACTATCACCTCAACTACACGAGAGGTGTCACCATGGATTTAAGCAAATTTGGGTTATCTGACGATGTGAGATCGCAGATTCAGGAACATATTGACGAGTTAACGAGTAAATACAATCAGGCAAAAGATGAAAGCATCAAAAACCGTAAAGGCAAGGATGACAAAATCTCAACCCTGCAAAAGAACCTTGACGACCTTTTGGAGCGTTTGGGGTTAAGCGATTTAAGCGAACTCGACAACCTACCTGATACTAAAGGCATGGCGGAAGCGAAAAAGCAGGTCGAAGCGCAATTAAAACGACTGACTAAGGAGCTGGAAACGGCAAACAGTCAGTTAGGCGAAAAAGACAAGGCGTTAACCGATTTACGCACCAATTCAGCGTTAAAAGAAGCGATGTCAAAGCATCAATTCATTGATAACGAGTTGGTCGAGTTGATGGTTAAGCAGAAGCTGACAATTGATGGTGATGATGTTCTCTATTCAGATGATAAGGGTGCGATGCTCAGTTTGTCTGATGCACTGGCAGGGATTGCCAAGGCAAAACCACACCTACTTAAAGCACCTGCAAACGGTGGTAGTGGGTTTGTGGCAAATGGTGGCGGTGGAAAGGCTGAAAACCCTTTCCAAACTGGAAACCTAACCGAGCAAATTCGCTTACAGGCAGAAAACCCTGCTCTAGCAGAACAACTGAAACAAACACTTAACTGATTGAGGAAAATTAAATGTCAGTCGTAAAAATTGCAGACATCCTAACCCCTGAGGTTTGGAATCAATATGGCGAAAACATGACCACTGAGAAGTCATTATTTTGGACTTCTGGCGTAGTTGCTAATGTACCTGGTGTGAAACTTCCAGATGGCGGTTCAACCATTAACATGCCACACTTCAATGACCTATCTGGCGATTTAGAAACGCTTGATGATGATACAGCGTTAACGCCAGAAAAAATCACCACGGGCAAACAAAAAGCGGTGATTATCGGGCGTGGTAAGGCATGGGGTTCTAATGATTTAGCGGCAGTATTTGCTGGTGCTGATCCAGCACGCTCAATCCTAAATAAAGTGTCTAGCTTCTGGCAACGTAAGATGCAAGCTGAATTGTTATCAACCGTGAAAGGCGTATTTGCATCATCATCTATGTCGGCATTGATCTCTGATATTTCAGCACAATCAACAGCCGATAAAAACTCATTCAACGCTAACACATTCTTAGATGCTATGCAGTTGTTGGGTGATGCCAAGTCAGCAGTAACCGCAATCGCAATGCACTCATCTACTGAAACCTATCTAGCAAAACAGCAATTAATCGCTTATGAAAAAGGCAAGGATGCTTCTGATCGTGTGGCTTATTACATGGGCAAGCGTGTCATTGTTGACGATGGATTACCTGTTACTTCTGGCGTGTTTACTACCTACATTTTCGGTAATGGCGCAATTGGTTATGCCAGTGCAACGGTTGGCAAGTCTGACTTAGAAACAGATCGTGACATTCTAGCAGGCGAAGATGTGTTTGCAATGCGTAAACGCTTCATTCTTCATCCAGTTGGTATGCAGTTCACAGGTACACCAGTTGGCAGTTTCCCAACGCCTGCTGAATTGGCGACTGGCACAAACTGGAATCGTGTGTTTGATCATAAGTCTATTCCTATGATCGCATTCAAGCACAAGTTGGCGTAATCATGGGGTTATTTGCTTTTAATCGTGCTCGTCGCTTGCGTGACGGGCTTAAGGTTCAAGATCAAGCGCAGGATCAGGAAGAAACCGCACCACAGGTTCAAGATCAAGCGCAGGATCAGGCAAAGCCGAAGCAAAAACCTAAGCAACAGGGAATTAATGAGGTAGATCATGAGTAAACCATTTTATGCACAGAATCAAGTTATTCTTGCTGCAATCGAAACCATTTACGGCACACTGGCGTTACAGTCAGATGCTAAGGCAATGTTGGTGAGCAACATCAGCATGAAGCCGACCTTAACCAAAGAAGACCGCAACAACATGACAGGCATGATGGGCAATCAAGGGGCTATAACCATTAGCCAGATGATTGACCTGAGCTTTGACGTTGAATTGTCAGCGTCTGGCACGGCTGGTGTTGCCCCTGCTTATCGTAGTTTGTTGTTAGCCTGTGGCTTAGAGGAAACGGTCGATACCGACGAAGTTATCTACACCCCAGTTGACGAAGCCTTTGCTTCTGCCTCTTTCTGGTGGAGAAACTCAGGCTTAGAGTACAAGGTGACAGGGGCAAGAGGTAGCGTTAAGTTTTCGCTGGATTCTGAAAAAACACCAAAACTCAGCTTCACATTTAAGGGCTTGTATAACGACCCAACGGCAAACAATGCGAAAGCAACCGCTGATTTTAGCGCATTCAAAAACCCAATCGGGGTAATGAAAGCAACGGCTGAAACCTCATTTATGGGTTCGCTTGTTGAGATGAAAACCCTATCCATTGATGTGGCTAACCAAGTCGAGTATTTCAACTATACCAGCCTTGAAACGGTTGATATTGTGGGTCGCAAGTCTAGCCTGTCTATCAATTTCAAAACCTATCAAGATCAGTATGTCGATTTGATGCAACGCATTAAAAATAACGAG